ATTTATCATTTATTCTCCCTTCTAAACCCTCGTAAATGGATTTAGTGGGATAAATATATTTAGCTAAATGGATTTATACAAGTAGGAGCTCGGCGCGTCGGATTGGTAGGAAGGCGCAGAGCTTATGAACCTTCCCAGCATTGGCGAAGTCGGTCTTGTCGGGTAATGCCTTCCAATGCCATTCAGGAGCCTCTAGAGCCCCTAAATCGAACTGATAGACCCCTTTAGGCGTCGCGTTGATATAAAGCGTCCTAGCCCCTGTCCTAGCCCTTATATCGGCTAGATAATCCCACTTCTTCTTCTCGATTATCAGAGTGTCGTAATGGGTGCGGCGGCACTTCATTTCAATATAGGAATCGCTGGTAATGCCGTCGGCTCGGTCGGTCGCCGATAGTGGCGTCAAGTCCGGATAAATGGCCTTGAGCGCCTCGAATAGTTCGACCTCGCGAAGGTAAATTAGTCGTCGTCCTCGTCTTCGTCCCAAGGCTTGAACATTGGGTTGCCGTTATCCACTATCCATTCAGGGTACGAGCTACGATCCATTGCGAAAGCCAGAGCCGTTCCCTCATCCATACCAGCTCGACGACAAGCCATATAAACCTCATTACAAGCAATCGCCCAGAAATCTAAACGAGTCAATGGGACATCTTTCGTCGTTTTGCGACGTTTTGCCACCTTCTTGACTGGCTTCTTAGCGCGCTTTTTTGCCTGTGCCATTTCTGCTCACTTTCGCCGAGAGTGCTAATTCTAACTGACTCTCCATCTTGTCGAGGCGCGACACAATGGGCAGATTTTCTAATTTGATGATATATCTCAGACCGGCAATCAGTAGGCCAATCGATCCGAGAACGGAGGCGACAGTCGCCGCGAACTCAGAGGCGGCCATTATCGAACTTTGCCGTAACGCTCGTAAGAAGGGTTGAGCCAGTTGATGATGCTAGGCAAGACTGACGCTAGAGCGGCATTGCCAATCGCATTTACATCGAGGCCGACTGCTAGGTAAGTCGCTAGGGCCGCCGCTACGAATGTCTTCGCCCAGCTTCCCGCCATTAGTTTCAGTTCTTTCATTTGTGTCTCCTTCTAGGTCGAACCATTTGCCGTCATTGTCTCCCAGAGTGCTGAAACTGATATGGAAATGCGACTTGTGAGGATTTGGGCCTCTGTATTTTCTCCGCTTCCAATTCAAAGTAGAGCTCATAATTTTGCCGTCGAAAATAATGTATTTGATTCGCTTGTCGCCTCGCTTGGCACACTTACGAATCTTCTCAACTAACGCGTAGGCTTCTTCCTTGTGAGCCGATAAGTCAGCGTCAATATCTAATGCGCGAACTATTCCATCGACCGGAATATGATCCGAATTACCTTTCGCCAAATGGCGAGCATCAGCAATCCAGCCATCGCTCCGGCGGTCGCGATCAGGATAATCGTCATCGATTTGCTCGCGTAACTGGATTCCAGCCTTACACAATTTAGCCATTCACTTCAACCCAAGAAAAAGTCATTTCGTCCCAAGACCATTGACCTATTTGGCCTTCGGGCATCGGGACTGGAGGCTGCCAATCAAAATTTTCGTCTAACAGCCAAGAAGGAAAGGGCTGCGGCGAAATAAAAACGTCATTGAGCGAATCGTAGTAAAATCCAACACCGGCATATTGTTTACGAATCTTGCCATTGTACGAAGTTCTTTTACAAAGTTTTCCTCTGAAATTTCCGTACCAAGTTTCGGTATCCAATCCCTCAATTAGTTCTGTTTCATCAACGCCAGCAATAACTTCAATCACTGTGTTATTTTCATCGAGAAAAGCGTAATGCGCCATTATGCCCAGCTCACTGTTCCAGTGCCGGCTGTTATTGTCGTCACTTTATAAGATCCGTCATTCACTGTTGTTCCGGTCAATCCAGCACCGATTGTGATTGTTCCGTCAGTTGCTAAAAATCTCAAAATAACAATTCCAGAACTGCCGTTTCCACCGCGAGCATTTGTATCTGTTCCAGAAGCACCACCTGAACCGCCTCCACCTGCTCCAAGATTTACTGTTCCATCTCCACCTGAGGTGTTATTTGTTGCCGATCCAAAACCGCCTCCGCCAGTTCCACCGCTGGCATTGCCTCCGGCAGTGTCGCCACCGCCGCCACCGCCCGCGTAAGTCGTAGAACTTCCCGAAATTGTAGTTGTAATTCCATCTCCACCTTCGCGTTGAGCATCAGTTCCACCAGCTTCGCCAGCACCGCCGCCACCGCCGCCATCACTTACAATTCCATCTCTGCCATCAAAACCTTCACCGCTTGTTCCATTTCCTCTAATGGCAGTTCCAGTATTTCTGTAAGCTCCGCCGCCACCGCTTCCACCATTGCCGCCATTGGAGTTATTTCCATCATTATCGTAAGTTCCACCGAATCCACCACCAGTAGTGGTGATGACTCCAAAGACTGATCCTGTTCCTTGTGTTCCCTTGGCTCCGCCCGAGCTTGTATTGTTGCCTGCGCCGCCTGCGCCTCCACCGCCAACAGTAACAGTGTAATTTAGACCTTTGAAAATCTGTGCTTTGGCAGGTAATGAACCACCACCACCGGTAGCGTCAATCGTACAACGTAATCCGCCAGCACCACCGCCACCGCCGACCCAAGAACCGCCACCGCCGCCGCCGGCCAAAACCAAATAATCAACACCCATTCCTTTAGGTGCGCTTGCTAAAACTCCAAGTAACACTGGCATTTAGACGATGTCTCCTACGACGTACCAAGAATCTGTTCCTACTTTTATAAGTGTCGCTGCTGAATATTGTGTGCGAAGTTTAGGAGCGGTAGATGTTGCTCCCGTGGATGCGACAGTTACTCCGCTCGCACCTTGAATTGTTACTTGTCCAGCTCCAATAGCGATAATGTTTATTGCCGATCCAGTCGGAAAAGCGACGGATGAGTTCAATGGAATTGTGTAAGTTTGACCTGATGCGTTCGACGCAGTAACTAATTTATTTCGATTATCGGTCAAAACAAAAGTGTAAGTCGTTCCGGTTTGCGCGTTTAGGGTTAGCTGGCCCAACGCTGAATCGACCGATGAACCTAGTGATCGAATGGCTGATGCGCCATCTTTGACCAGAGCTGTGTCGTCCGGTGTTGTCCATCCAAAAGTCGTCGTTGTTGCCATTAGCTGATTACTCCTGTCGCGTTCTGCCAAGTAAGTGTAGCGGATATGGTCTGCCAAGTAAGGGAAGGCGCTACGTCTTCCCAAGCCTCGGTAAATGTGTTGAACTCTGCTGGGCTGAGATTCAGGGTGATATAAAGCCCACCAACTGATGCCCTAAATGACCAGCCTTCGACGAAACCTAGAAACGATCCGCCCGAGATATTGGCCGGAAGGTTATTGATGGCAACTGGTAGGCCCATAAATACGCCAAGGAGCGCGTCGCGGTCAGCGTCATCGATTTCGGGATTCTGGATTGGGAAGGTAATCGATTTGAACTCGGCGTAAGGAGTAGCTCTAAGGGCAATAACCTTATCGGCGAAGTCTTCGACATCGGAGGCGTTCTTTAGGTAAGACTGAAATTCTTCGGCATAAAGTCCATAGTTTGATTGGCTGGTCAGATTTTCTGAAGTGTATGCGGAATTGAAGTTATTGCCGTAATTGACTGTCAGGCTGTTCAAGAGATTGCCTTGGCGAGTGACTGCCGAGATGCCCGAGCCGAGGGCGTGATTGCCGTCCAGCTCGGTGTAGCCATTGGCTTCAAGGTAATCCTGTCGGTGGCTGGCGTCAGCGTAGGAGATGCGGCCTTGAGGGTCTTCATAGAGATACCCAAGTGCGCTCTTGGAAATACTGGAAGCAATAGGCGCGAGATATTGATCCGTAATTTGTCGGCTGACTAATGTGTATTCGCCAGCGTCAATCGTTCCGAGTCCAACGTTACCAGCATTAGCCCAAGTCTCAGTCGGGTCGTAATCTGCCCAAGTCAGGCTAGGCGGAACTTCGTTCCAAGCGGCAAGAAGCAAATCGGCAAGGAGTTGGGTTATCTGTGCGCCGTCTAACCCTTCAGTTAGGTTGCCATCAAATAAAGCTCTTTGAAGTTTGCTCAACGCTCCGAGGGCGGTAATGCTGACTCTAGTGACTGTGCCGGTGTTGCCCGAGGAATTGACTTCAATAGCAAGGTCAGAGATACGACCGCCAAAGATGGGAACGTAAGTGTCAGTTGAGTCTTGAACTTCGATGGAGATTGAAGTGTTGATTGACCAGTTATAGACCGCGTTTGTCGTATTGATAAGAGTAAGCGAACAATAACTAGGCAAGGTGTCGGAATTGAAATCAGTACGCCCAGAAGTAATGGAAAGGTTAGTCAGGGCAATATTTGTGACGTCTGTGCCGTTAGCCTTGACGCGCCAAGTTGGAGTCCAAAGGGTCATAGGATTTGAGCCGAGCTCCTAATGTCGCCGCCGCCTGTGGTTCCTCGGTTGGTTGAATTGTTGAGGGCTGAGACAACTGCGCGAGTAAATCCTTCTTCATCGATAACGCTTGGAGCTTGAACGACGATTGTAATTCCGC